TGACCGAGCCTGCCGAAGGCGCCGATCTCGCGCGGCTTTGCCAGTTGCGGGGCGAGATCGCGCTCAAGGTCGGCGGCGACATGCATTTCCGCTCGGCGCATCAGCCGATCCGCGTCCCCGGCACGGTTTATCACAAGGGCGGGCAGGAACGGCTCGTCCTGATCCGTGAAGCCAGCGATCTCGAGTTCGATCTCGCCGACATGGTCGAGCGCGCGGGCGACATGCCGCCCATGCCCGGTGTCGGCATGGCGACGTCCGAGCCGCGCGAGAAGCCCGGCGTGGATGCAGCCCTGACCACGCCGGTCCGCGAGGGCGGCCAGGACGCCTGGACACGGTTCGAAGGCGTCAGCATGGCCATCGGGCATTATGTCCGCATGGCGCATGAGGGGCGCATGAGCCGGGAGGAAGCCTGGCGCGCGATCGGTGAATACAATGCGGCGATGATCCGGCCGAACTGGCCGGAGGACCGTCTCTGGCGCGAATACGAGCGGCTCTGGGCGCTGCACATCGCGAGGAACGGCCCGCCGCTCATCCGGAACGACGGCGCCCCCGCGGCAAGAGAGATCGCCACCTTCACCTTGGGCGCGCTTCTGGACGACAGCACGCCGATGCCCGACGACATCATCGGCCCGCGCGTCCTGACCCCGGGCGGCATGCTGGTGCTGGGCGGCGCGCCCAAGGTCGGCAAGAGCGATCTTGTCATCAGCTGGCTGGTGCACATGGCGGCTGGCGTGCCTTTCCTCGGCTTCGTGCCGCCCCGGCCGCTGCGCGTGTTCTACCTGCAGGCCGAGATCCAGTATCACTATCTGCGCGAGCGCATGCAGCAGATCGGCCTGCCGCCCGATGTGATGGCCGCCGCCCGCGACAACCTTGTCGTCACGCCGAAGCTGAAACTGCTGCTCGACGAGGGCGGCAGCGCGATGGTCGCGCAGGCGATCCAGCAGGCGTTTCCGGCCGGGCCCGTCGACATCCTGTGCATCGACCCGATCCGCAACCTGTTCGACGGCGGACCCGATGGCGGCGGCGAGAACGACAACGCCGCGATGATGTTCTTCCTCATGGACCGGGTCGAGGTGCTGCGCGACCACGTGAACCCCGACTGCGGAATCATCCTGATCCACCACACCAAGAAGCTGAGCAAGCACCAGGTGAAGGAGGATCCGTTCCTCGCCCTGTCCGGCGCCAGCGCGCTGCGGGGCTTCTACACGTCTGGTCTCATCCTGCACCGGCCGGACGAGGACTCGACCCAGCGCCGCCTCGAGGTCGAGCTCAGGAACGGCCCTGCGCTGCCTGCGAAGCTGATCGACAAGATCGGCGGCCGGTGGGTCGAGATCAACCCGATGAACGAACGGCTGGTCCGCGCCGAGGTTGGCGCGAAACACGACGCCGAGCGCGTGCGCAAGAACGACGTCATCCTCGGGCTGCTCTACGAGGAGGCGCGGCGCGGCAAGCTCTACACGTTCGCCCAGTTCTCCGAAGCCTTCGAGAATACCGGGGGCCTCGGCGGGCGAACCATCGTCCACGACAGGCTCAGCGTTCTGGCCACCAAGGGCAAGGTCAAGTTCATCCGAGGGCCCGCCGCCACGCGCATCGGCCTGGCCGCAGAGCGGAGCAAGTACGGCTATCTCTGTGTCGAGGGAATGCTGTTCGGCACGGGCGGCGAAACCGTCGATCCCGACACGGGCGAGGTTACGCCCGAACTGATTCCGGCGCTCCCCAGCCACTACAAATGCCCCCAGACCGGGGCCGTCCTGCCTGTCGAGAATCCCTCCGTCTGGGTCTATCAGGAGGAGGACGAGGCATGAGAACGCGTGCCGTTCCCCGCCACGGATTCTGGCACCGTAGCCCCGGATTCTGGCCAAAATCCGCAGATTCTGCTTGCCGCGCGAATTCTGGATTCTGGCTTTTCCAGTTTCATTTCAGTGGCTTGGAGGGTGCTTTCCAGAATCCGAACAGCCCCTCCCGGATTCTGCTCCGGAGTCTGGAAGTTCTGTTTCGGATCAATGCCTTGGCGCAGATTTCAGAGTTCGGACAACGCCCCCCTAAAGGGGTAGGTGACCTCCCCGCCGGGCGCGGGAGGGTCACCACCTACCCCTGGGCAGTCTCAAGGGCTGGATGTCACGCCCGCCACCCCATCGAGCAGCAAATCGGAAAGGAGCCCATGATGGCCCATATGTCTCTGATCCCCACCACCATTATGGCACCGCCCCCGGCGCTGCCCGTTGTCCTTGCCCTCGACCTCGGCACCACGACCGGCTGGGCCCTGCAGGCGCGTGACGGTCTTATCGCCACCGGCACGGTCTCGTTCCGGCCCAGCCGCTATGACGGCGGCGGCATGCGCTACCTGCGGTTCCGGGGCTGGCTCGACCAGCTAGCAGAGGATGCGGGGCCGATCTCCGCCATCCATTTCGAGGAGGTGCGCAGGCACGCGGGCACGGATGCGGCGCATGTCTATGGCGGGCTTCTGGCGACGCTCACGGCTTGGGCGGAAACCGCGGGCATCGCCTATCAGGGTGTGCCGGTGGGCACCATCAAGCGCCACGCCACCGGCAGGGGCAACGCTGACAAGGCCGCGATGATGGTGGCTGCCCGGGCGCGCGGGTTCAGCCCCGCCGATGACAACGAGGCGGATGCCATCGCCATCCTGTTCTGGGCGCTCGAGACCCGGGGAGGCGTGCAATGACCGGCATGCGCTTCACGCCCAAGGGTTACGGCGGCACCCGTCGCGCCCCGGACGAGGTCAAGCGCGATGGCTGGCGGGAACAGGGCGTGCTCGCCGTTGCCATCGACGATCACCGTCTCACCTGGCCGGAGCGCGAACTGGTCCGGCAACTCGGCGAGAAGCTTTACGGCAAACGCGAACCGGAGGTGCATCATGGCTGACTGGACGACAACGCAGGTGCAGGACCGGCTTGAACTGGCCGCAGGCGTGATGCGCCAGATGCCCGGGGTTCGGCCGCAGGGCTTCTTCAATGCCTGGCCCGAGTACTTCCACACCTTCGCCGATCAGGTCGGGCAGGAACCACGGATGCGGCGGCCTCGTCCAAGCCCGCGCCAGATCACTGAAGCCGAGGAAGCGATGCTCTGGTTGCGCTGGCTGGAGCTCGACGATGCGCGTCTGGTCTGGGCCCGGGCCGACGGCACGGCGTGGAAGCCGATCTGCTGGCAGTTCGGCCTGTCGCGCACGGCCGCGACCAAACGCTGGCAGTACGGGTTGGCGGTGATCACCTGGCGGCTGAACGGCCGTGTGCCGTCGTCCCGGCGGTCGCAGCAGTTCGTGATCGAGAACGCGAACCGGCTGTCAAGGACAATCGTCCTGTGACCGAATTTTCCGGTTTACATCGCAGGGCCTTACAGTTTCCGAGCGGGGCGTTAGAAAAGGGATATGCTCGGGAGAGGAGCGCGCAGACAAAGGCCGCGCCGCTGGCTTCCGGGGTCCAGAGAAGGGTCCAGCCGGGGTCCAAACTGCCAAGCCTTTGATATCTTGGTTCCTTCCTGGCGATATTCGTATGCTGGCGGGCGAAGCGCGGCACATCGCTAGCGACAGGGCCGGATTTTTGGGAAGCCACCCGGAAGCCAGAGCCGCCTGAACCCGCCTGAAACACTGTGAAATCAAACCCTTGAAGCTGGACACCCCCGGTGGCCGCTGGACCCCGCATGGAGTCCAGTCTGGACCCCGGAGTCCGGAAGCCAGGGGTTTCCACCCTGATCCGAGGAATGACCCGCCGATGACGCTGAGCTTCGCCCCGGATCGGATCGAGATGTGGCCGCTGGCCAGGCTGCAGCCCTACGCCCGCAATGCGAAGGCGCATGGTGCCGACCAGGTCGCGAAGATCGCCGCCAGCATGGCGGAGTTCGGCTGGACGGTGCCCTGCCTCGTGGCCGAGGATGGCGAGTTGATCGCGGGCCATGGCCGGGTGCTGGCCGCGACGCAGTTGGGGCTGACCGAGGCGCCGGTCATCGTGCTCGGGCATCTGACCGAAGTGCAGCGGCGGGCCTACCGGATCGCGGACAACAAGCTGACGGAACTCGGCACCTGGGACGAGGCGCTGCTGTCGGCGGAACTGAATGATCTGCTGGCCGAGGATTTCGACCTGTCGCTGGTCGGTTTTTCCGACGGCGAACTGGACAAGCTGCTGGCCTTTGTGCCGGAGGGGGACCGGGAAGAAGGTGGCGCCGGGGGCTCCGTGCCGCCGGTGACCATCCCCGAACCCCCGCGCAATCCTGCGTCGCGCACCGGCGATCTCTGGATCCTCGGCGACCACCGCCTCCTGTGCGGCGACAGCACCAACCACGCGGATGTCCGCCGTCTGATGAACGGTGAACGGGCAATCCTGTTCGCGACCGATCCGCCCTATCTGGTGGACTACGACGGCTCGAACCATCCGACCCGCAACAAGGACTGGTCGGCGTCCTATGGCACCACCTGGGATGACAGTTCGCAGGGGGCCGAGCTTTACGACGGCTTCATCGCGGCCGCCGTCGCGGAAGCCATCGCTGAGAATGCCGCCTGGTATTGCTGGCACGCCTCGCGTCGCCAGGCGATGCTGGAGGCCTGCTGGGAAAAGGCAGGCGCCTTCGTCCATCAGCAGATCATCTGGGTGAAGGACCGCGGTGTCCTGACCCGGTCGCATTACCTCTGGAAACACGAGCCCTGCTTCATGGGCTGGCGCCGTCCGAACCGCCCGCCGAAGGTGGCCGAGGAAACGCTGCCGTCGACATGGGCGCTGCCCAGCTTTGCCAAGGACGACCGGCCCGACCACCCGACGCCGAAACCGCTCGACGCCTTCGGGATCCCGATGCGCCAGCATGTGGCGCGGGGCGGGCTTTGCTACGAGCCGTTTTCGGGCTCCGGCTCACAGATCATGGCGGGCGAAGCCAATGGCCGCCGTGTCTTCGCGATGGAGATCAGCTCCGCCTATGTCGACGTCGCCGTGGAGCGCTGGCAGGCGGACACGGGGCGCGAGGCAATCCTCGATGGCGACGGCCGGACCTTCGCGCAGGTGAAAACCGAGCGGCTGGGCAACGATGCCGACGCCCGGGCCGATACTCCGGCAACGGACACCGCCCCTGAGCCCGCGCGAAAGCGCAAGACCGCCGCGTGACATGCATGACCTGGCTTTACCTTCCTCCGGACGCGCTTCCGGAGCCGGAGACGCATGTCTGTTCGGCCTCTCCCTCTGCTCCGGCGCAGGCGGGCTCGATCTCGGGCTCACCATCGCCATCCCCGGATATCGTGCTGTGGGCCATGTCGAACGGGAAACCTACGCCGCAGCCGCTCTCGTGGCGCGGATGGAAGACGCGTCCCTGGATCAGGCTGTTGTCTGGGACGACGTTGCCACCTTCGACGGCCGCCCGTGGCGCGGCGCGGTGGATATCGTCACTGCGGGTTATCCGTGCCAACCGTTCTCGGTCGCGGGCAAGCGCCGGGGTACGGACGACCCGCGCCACCTCTGGCCGCATGTCGCCCGCATCATCGGCGAAGTGGAGCCACCGTTCGTCTTCCTCGAGAATGTCGCCCATCATCTCCGCCTCGGTTTCCCCGAAGTCGCCGCAGGACTGGTCGGCATGGGCTACCGCCTTGCGGCAGGACTCTTCACGGCGGCGGAAGTCGGCGCGCCCCACAAGCGCGAACGTCTCTTCATCCTCGCCATCCGCGAGGGGGACGAGCTGGCCGACCCCGCGCGCCTGCTCTGGCACCCGCTCGAGTGGCGGGAACCGGACGGAACTGCTGCGGCTCTGGCCGACGCCCCGCGCCAGTGCGAACGAGAACCGGCAGACGAAGCCGACACCCTCGCAGGCAGGGCGTCAGCACGGCATGAACCTTGCGACGACGGCCGCGATGTGGCCGACGCCGCAGGCCGACAGCTTTCGGAGCCGGGGCGGCGATCGGCGCGACGAGAAGGGTCTGGACCGGATGGCGCGGGACTGGCCGACGCCGATGGCGAACGACGGCTGCAAGCCGAGCGCGGGGAACCGCCGGTCGGCCGACCTGACTCATGCCAGTCAGATGTGGATGACGCCGACGGCGCGGGATCACAAGGATGGCGCGACGACGCTGGCGAACACCCCGGTGAACGGCCTGCTTGGCCGCCAGGTCCTGGTGACGCCGATGGCTGGGAGCGATACCTCCGAGCCGCGCCGGACCTTGAACCCGCTGTTCGTCGAGGCGCTGATGGGCTGGCCCACCGGGTGGACCGGCTTCGGCTCTGTGGCAACGGCGTGGTCCCTCTGGTTGCGGCGCATGCGCTCCGAACTCTGGCAGCTCAATTGCTTGCCGATGGATGAGATAGTCGCATGAAACAGTCCCGCATCATGTCGCTGGTTGAGTCCGTCGCCAACGTGATCGTGGGCTACGGCGTCGCGGTCATGGCGCAGATCCTCATCTTCCCGGTCTTCGGGCTGCACACTACGCTGGCGCAGAACCTGAAGATGGGCGCGGTCTTCACCGTGGTGAGCATCGCCCGTTCCTTCGCCTTGCGGCGGGTGTTCGAGGCGGTCCGGATGCGGAGCGCCAAATGATCGACCGCCGCCCCTGCGGGACGGCGGCCATCAGCTTGTCGGGGTTCGGTGCGTCAGGCGGCAGGGAGTTTGTACACGCGCCCCCGGTTCTCGACCTTCTCCGAGGTCACCTCGAGTCCGAGCTTCTTCTTCAGCGCCCCGGCCATCGCGCCGCGCACCGTGTGCGACTGCCAGCCCGTCGCGGCCATGATCTCCTCGATGGTCGCGCCGTCCGGCGCGCGCAGCATGGCGATCAGCGTCGCCTGCTTCGTGCCCTCGCGCGGCGTGTGCGCCTTGGGCGCGGCTGCGGGCTTGGTGGGGGTGTCCGCTGCGGGCGCGTCGCTCGGCGCGTCCGTCGCGCCCATAGGCGCGCTGTTCGCGTCTTCGGTCTCGATGCCGATGGCGGCGAGGCCTGCGTCGGTGGCGACCAGTGTGACGCCATGGCCGTCGCCGGTCTCGCGCCACATGGGCTCGCCCTTGCGCAGGTCGACGTCGACCTCCTCGAGGAAGCCCTTGGCGAGCATCGCGCCGACCACCTTGGCGGCGGCGCCACCCCGCAGGCTCTCGGGCAGCGGCAGGGCGATGTGCTCGGGCCGTTGGGCGGCGGCGCTCAGGATCAGGGCTTGGGTGTCGGAAAGCTGGGTCATCGTCGTCTCCCGTATCGGGGCGCGCGGGATGCGAGCCCTTCTACGAGGTCGAGCCCGCCACTCGGCGGGCGGGACCGGGAGCGGGTCGTGTCACTCGGCGTGTTCGCCTTCGTGGAAGGCTATGTCAGTCATCTTGCGCAGCTTGGCGCGGTAGTGGTTCAGGGTGCCGACATGGCCCCAGTTGATCTCGTCGGGATGGGTCTTGAAATGGTCCGCGCTCAAGGCGGCGAGCCGCTCCAGCATCGCGTCGATCTCGGTCTTCGCAGCGATGAAGGCGTCGAGGGCTTTCGTGTTGTCGGTCGCGCGGCGGGTCATGGTGGTGGCTCCGTGGTGAGTTGCATCGTCCTTCTGACGACACGTTCCCTCTGTCCGCGACGCTTATCAACTCGATAAGCGCATGATCTTGAATGATAATCGGAGCCGTCGATGCAGGGCATGAGCGAGCGCCAGTACGCCGCGCATGTCGGGCTGTCGCGGGGCGCGATCCAGAAGGCGAAGGCCGCCGAGCGCCTGGTCCTCTATCCCGACGGCAGCATCAACGCGGCCGCCAGCGACGCCAGGCGTGCCGAGACAACCGACCCGTCGAAGGTGAGGGGCGACCGTGGCGCCAGTGGCGCCGCGAAAGCGCCCCGAACGAAGCCACCCGAACCGAAGCTGAAGCCGGTGCCAGAAGCTGCCGTCATAGCTGTCGGTGACACGCTCCGCGAACAGGGTCTGGCGGTCCCGGCGGTCGGCGGCGGCACGACCTTCCTGCAGGCCAAGACCGCCAACGAGGTGCTGAAGGCGCAGGAGCGGCGCATCCGGCTTCAGAAGCTGAAGGGGGAATTGATCGAGCGGGCGCGCGCGCTGTCGCTGGTGTTCCGGCTGGCGCGGGAGGTGCGGGACGCGTGGGTGAACTGGCCCGCGCGGTCGTCGGCATTGATGGCGGCGGAACTGGGCGTGGAACCGGCCGCGATGCAGAAGGTCCTTGAGAAACATGTCCGTGCCCACCTCGACGAACTCGCCGAGGTCCGGCCCGACTTCAGGTGATGATGGCGCACTGACGGACTTCGAAGGCGCGGGCGAGATCCTGCGCGCCTGGGGCAACGGGCTGCAGCCAGACCCCGACCTGACCGTATCGGAATGGGCGGACCGGCACCGGATGCTCTCGGGCCGCGCTTCGGCCGAACCGGGGCGCTATCGGTCGGCGCGCACGCCCTACATGCGCGAGATCATGGACCGGCTGTCGCCTGGCGATCCCACGCAGCGGATCGTGTTCATGAAAGCGGCGCAGGTCGGGGCGACCGAGGCCGGGAACAACTGGATCGGCTTTGCCATCCACCAGGCGCCGGGCCCGATGCTGGCGGTCCAGCCGACCGTGGAACTGGCCAAGCGCAACTCGCGGCAGCGGATCGACCTGCTGATCGACGAGAGCCCCGAGCTGCGGGAGCGGGTGAAGCCCGCCCGGTCGCGCGACGCGGGCAACACCATGCTGTCCAAGGAATTCGCGGGCGGCATCCTGATCATGACCGGCGCGAACTCGGCGGTCGGGCTGCGCTCGACCCCGGCGCGATACATCTTTCTCGACGAGGTCGATGCCTATCCGGCCTCGGCCGACGAGGAAGGCGACCCGGTCACGCTGGCCGAGGCGCGGTCGCTGACCTTCGCCCACCGGCGCAAGGTGCTGCTGGTCTCGACGCCGACAATCCGGGGGCTGTCGCGCATCGAGCGCGAGTTCGAGGCGTCCGACCAGCGGCGGTTCTTCGTGCCGTGCCCGCATTGCGGCGCGATGCAGTGGCTGAAGTTCGACCGGCTGCGCTGGCAGAAGGGCCGCCCGGAGACGGCGGAGTATCACTGCGAGGGCTGCGACGCGGCAATCGCGGAGCACCACAAGACGGCGATGCTGGAGGGCGGCGAATGGCGGGCGACCGCCACGGCCGCCGATCCGACCACGGTCGGGTATCACCTCTCGGCGCTCTATTCGCCGGTGGGCTGGCTCAGCTGGTCCCGCATCGCCCGTGGCTGGGAGGCGGCCCAAGGGTCGGACGAGGCGATCAAGGCGTTCCGCAATACGATCCTTGGCGAGACTTGGGTCGAAAGCGGCGAAGCGCCCGACTGGCAGCGGCTCTACGACCGCCGCGAGGCGTGGAAGCCGGGTACCGTTCCTACGGGCGGGTTGTTCCTGACCGCTGGGGCGGATGTGCAGAAGGACCGGATCGAGGTCGATGTCTGGGCCTGGGGTCGCGGGTTGGAGAGCTGGCTGGTCGATCACGTGGTGATCGAGGGTGGGACAGACCGGCACGACGCGTGGTCGGAACTGACGGCGCTGCTGGACCGGGCCTGGCCGCATGAACTTGGCGCGCATCTCAGGATCGCGCGGCTCGCCATCGACACCGGCTACGAGGCCCCGGCGGTCTATTCCTGGTCGCGGGCGCAAGGCTTCGCACAGGTCTCGCCGGTGAAGGGCGTCGAGGGGTTCAACCGCTCGAGCCCGGTGTCGGGGCCGACCTTCGTGGACGCGACCGAGGGCGGCAAGCGCCTCCGGCGCGGGGCGCGGCTCTGGACCGTGGCGGTGTCCACCTTCAAGGCCGAAACCTATCGCTTCCTGCGGCTGGAGAGGCCGACTGAAGAGGACATGGCTGAGGGGGCCGCGTTTCCGCCCGGTTCGGTGCATCTGCCGCATTGGGTCGAGAACGAATGGCTGAAGCAGTTCGTGGCCGAACAGCTGGTGACGGTCCGTACCAAGCGGGGCTTTGCCCGGCTTGAATGGCAGAAGCTGCGCGAGCGCAACGAGGCGCTGGATTGCCGGGTCTATGCCCGCGCCGCCGCCTGGATCGCGGGCGCGGACCGCTGGACCGACGAGAAATGGCGCGACCTCGAGGATCAGCTCGGGGCGGCGCCAACGGAAATCGATAGCGCGGGGCGGGTCAACCGGCCGCAAGCCGCACCCCAGGGAAAACGGCAGTCAGACTGGCTGGGCCGACGCGGAGGATGGTTCTGACATGACAGACTGGACGGAAACCGAACTCTCGGCGCTGCGCCGCGCCTATGCCAGCGGCACGACTCGGGTCAGCTACGATGGCAAGTCGGTTGATTACGGCTCGGCCGAGGATCTGCTCGCCCGCATCCGCACCATCGAGCGCGCCATCGCGGGCACGACACGGCCGCTGCCGGTGGCCGGGCTTGCGGGCTTCTCGCGCGGGGACCGGTGATGTCGGCCACCTGGTTCGATCACGCCATCGCATCGGTGGCGCCGCGCATGGCTGCCCGGCGTATGCTGGCGCGTGAGACCTTCGAGGCGCTCGCCCGCAGCTACGACGGAGCCGCGAAGGGACGCCGTACCGAGGGCTGGCGGACAGCGGGGTCCTCGGCCGACACCGAGATCGCCATCGCCGGGGCGCTCCTGCGCGACCGGATGCGCGATCTCGTCCGCAACAACCCGCATGCGGCGAAAGCCGTCGCGGTGCTGGTCAACAACATCATCGGCGCGGGGATCATGCCGCGCGCCGCGAGTGGCGATGAAAAGCTGGACCGGAAGGTCGACGCGCTGTTCGCTCGCTGGACAGCTGAGTGCGACGCCGATGGCCAGCTCGACTTCTACGGGCTGCAGACGCTGATCTGCCGAGAGATGGTCGAGGCGGGCGAGGTGCTGGTGCGCCGCCGCCTGCGGCGATCCTCGGACGGCTTGGCCGTTCCGCTGCAATTGCAGGTGCTGGAGGCCGACTTCCTCGACGCCACGAAGTCCGGCGTCCTTGGCGGTGCTCGGCTGGTGCAGGGGATCGAGTTCGATCCGGTCGGAAAGCGCCGGGCCTATTGGCTGCATGCCGAGCACCCCGGCGATGCCTGGGGCGCGCTGCAGGGCGGGCTCGGGTCTCGCCCGGTCCCGGCGACCGAGGTCGCACATGTCTACGAGAAGCAGCGCACGCAGGCGCGTGGCGTTCCCTGGGGCGCGCCAGTGATCCGGTCCTTGCGCGATCTCGACGATTACGAGGTGGCCGAGCTGGTCTGCAAGAAGACCGAGGCCTGCGTCACCGCCATCGTCTTCGGCGACGACGAGGCGCAGCAGGGGATCGCACCGACCGTGGTCGATGCCGATGGCAACCGGGTCGAGCAGTTCGAGCCGGGGCTGATCGCCTATGCCCGCGGCGGCAAGGACA